TGCTAGTGGCTTCGTGAGCAACTGGTAACCGTGAACCTCCCCGCGCAAATCCGAGCCGGTGACACAATCAAGTGGCGGGACGATGCTGGCGTGGACAATCTTGGGATTGCGATCAGCAGTTCTGATTACACGCTGACGTACTACCTGCGGACGAACACGGCAAGCGAAGGCGCGACGGTGGTGGGCACTGCCTACGGGACCGGGTGGGAGTTCACGATCGCCGCGGGTACGAGCACGGCGTTTGATGCAGGGCAGTGGTTCTGGCAGGCGGTTGCAACGAAGACCGGCAGCACGGTGACGTTGGGCGCTGGGCAGCTGCAGGTGCTAGCGGCGCTGACCTACACGGGCACACCTGGAGCGGTTGATGGCCGCACACAGGTGCAGCAGGACCTTGCTGCAGTGCAGGCAGCGATCCGCGCGATGGTCAGCGGCGGCGCGGTGGCTGAGTACACGATCGGCACCAGGCGGCTGAAGAAGATGGAGCTCACCGATCTGCTGCAGCTTGAGGGCAAGCTGAAGGCTGAGGTGAAGCGTGAGCAGGCGGCGGCATTGATGGCCAATGGCCTGGGCAATCCGTTCAATCTGTTCGTGAGGTTCTGATGGGATTGCGCACGCGACTATTTCGGGCGATGGGTTTCCAGCCGGTTAAGCCACAGCGGCGCGCGTACCAGGGCGCACGGATGAGCCGGCTGACGGCTGACTGGGTAACGAGCGGCACCAGCGCCGACAGCGAGATCAAGTCCAGCTTCAAGGCACTGCGCAACCGTGCGCGGCAGCTGGTGCGGGACAACGACTATGCAAAGCAGGCGGTGCGGGCGATCCAGAACAACGTGATCGGGCATGGCATCCGGCATCAGGGGCAGATCAAAATGCTGCGCGGTGGCCGGCTGGATGAGGCGATCAACGGGCAGGTACATGAGCAATGGGAGCGGTGGATGCACAAGAGCCGCTGTGATGTGAGCGGGCTGCTGGGCTTCCATGACATCGAGCGGCTGCTGGCGCGAAGCATGGCCGAATCGGGTGAGGTGTTTGTGCGGATGATCCGCCAGCCATTTGGTGACAGCCGGGTGCCGTTTGCGTTGCAGGTGCTCGAGGCGGATTATCTGATTGATGACGACGTGCCGCAGGCGGCGTCTGGCAACACGGTACGGATGGGCATTGAGGTTGATAGCTACCTGCGGCCGCAGGCGTATCACTTCTACGCCAACCACCCGGGCGATGCCTACGCGGGCAACCCGCGGTCAAATGGCAAGAGGCTCCGGGTTCCTGCTGATGAGGTGATCCACCTGTTCCTGCCAGAGCGGCCGGGCCAGACCAGGGGCGTCACCTGGTTCGCTACGGCCTTGATGCGGCTTCACATGCTGCAGGGTTACGAGGAGGCCGAGCTTGTGCGTGCACGGGCCAGTAGCGCACTGATGGGGTTCATCACCAGCCCCGAGGGCGAGCTGATGGGTGATTCGGTTTATGAAGGCGAGCGGGTGAGCGAGTTCCAGCCTGGTGTGTTCAAGTACCTGCAGCCGGGTGAATCTGTAAGCGTGCCGGATCTCAACTCACCTGATGGCCAGCTGGAGCCGTTCACGCGGTCAATGCTGCGGGCCGTGGCGGCTGGCATTGGCGTGAGCTTCGAGAGCATCAGCAAGGACTACAGCCAGAGCAATTACAGCAGCAGCAGGTTGAGCCTCCTCGAGGAGCGCGACGCCTATCGGGTGATGCAGCGGTACATGATTGAGAACTTCCACCAACCGGTTTTTGAGGCATGGCTTGAGATGGCTGTGCTCGGCGGTGCGCTGAACCTGCCTAGCTACGAGACCAACCCCGATCGCTACCGGGCGAGCAAGTGGGTGCCAAGGAGCTGGGAGTGGGTGGATCCGCAGCGTGAGGTGGATGCTTACAAGACGGCTGTTAGGTGCGGGTTCAAGACGTTGGCGCAGGTGATCAGCGAGCAGGGCGGTGATTTGGATGATGTGCTGCTGCAGCGTCAGGCAGAACTGGCCAGGCTTGATGAGCTTGAGATTGTGCTGGATACTGACCCGAGCGAGGTGAACGGTAGCGGCGCGTCACAGGCATTTATGCAGATGGGTGGCCAGCCTGCCTTTGAAGATACGGAACCACCAGCGGAAGAAGAGGACTATGAGGATCCGTCGGTGCTTGAGGATCCGCTCGAGGAGGATGACTGATGGCCAACGTCAACGGCACTGAGATCGACTTGATGCCTACCGATGGGATGCGCACGGAGGCGGAGCGCTACCGCGGGTGGAAGGCTGACGGCGAGCCAGGCGGCACCGATGTAGCAGCAGGCAGGGCCAGCCAGATCCTTTCGGGTGATGAGCTGAGCCCTGACACCGTGATCGCGATGTCGGCATGGTTCGCGCGGCATGAGGTGGACAAGCAGGGCGAAGGGTTCAGCCCTGATGAAGACGGCTACCCATCACCAGGCCGTGTGGCATGGGCGGCATGGGGCGGCGATGCTGGCCAGGTATGGTCTGACGCCAAAGCCGATAGAATCAAGGCATTGCAAGAAGATCGCGCGATGGCTGCTGACCGGGCTGAACCTAATGAATTGAGCGATAGCGATACATCGCGATGGCTGACGCCGGCGCTGGAATGTCTCTACAAGCGCAGCGAGCTGACCACCTTCGACGAGGTGGAGGAGCGCACCTATGACTTCCCGTTTAGCTCTGAGTTCCCCGTTGCCCGGTACTTCGGCAACGAGATCCTCAGCCATGAAGCCAACGCGGCTGATCTCACCCGGCTGAATGATGGTGCGCCATTGCTGTTCAACCACAACCCAGAGCGTGTGATCGGGGTGGTTGAGCGTGCTTACATCGACGGCAACAAGCGCCGCGGCTATGCCCGGGTACGCTTCAGCCGCAATGCTTTCGCCCAGGAAATCTTGGGCGATGTGAAGGATGGCGTTCTCCGAAACGTCTCCTTCGGCTACTCCATCGACAAGATGGAAGAGCGAGGCAGCGGCGACTATGTTGCTACTGCCTGGTCACCTTATGAGATCTCAGTGGTCTCAATACCTGCTGACAACACCGTGGGCATTGGCCGATCGCTGGTGCCCACAACAGACGCTGCTTCGGCAGCACCATCCCACGATCCACTTCCACCAATGGAAAACACCGCCCCCGATCTGGCTGTGGTGCGGGCCGAAGCCGTTGAGGCTGAGCGCACCCGCATCTCAAGCATCAATGCACTCTGCACCAAGCACCGCATGGCCGATCTCGGTCAACAGCTTGTGGAGTCTGGTCGTTCAATCGACGAGGCCCGGGCTGCTGTGCTCGACAAACTCAACGTACCCCAGGAGACCGTCAACATGAGCGCCGCGGAAACCGGCCTTAGCGCACAGGAGAGCCGCCGGTTCTCCTTCTTGCGTGCCATCAACTATCTCGCCAACCCTACCGATCGCGCTGCTCGCGAGGCCGCTGCCTTCGAGATCGAGGCATCTGATGCTGCAGCTGTCAAGCTCGGCCGCCAAAGCCGTGGCATCACCATCCCTCAGGATGTGCTGCGCCGTGACCTGAACGTCGGCACCGCTTCAGCTGGTGGCAACCTGGTTGCAACTGATCTGGATGCTGGCAGCTTCATCGACCTGCTGCGCAATGCGTCGGCACTGGATCAAGCTGGCGCCACCGTGCTAACCGGCCTGACCGGCAACGTCGCTATCCCCCGCCAATCCGGCGCTGGCACCGCCTACTGGGTGGCTGAATCTGGTGCTCCTAGCGAGAGTCAGCAGACGATTGATCAGGTGAGCCTGACGCCCAAGACGGTTGCTGCTTTCACTGACTACAGCCGCCGCCTGATGCTCCAGTCGAGCATCGACGTGGAGAACATGATCCGCACCGACCTGGCCACCGTTCTTGCTCTCAAGATCGACCTGTCTGGTCTGTATGGCACCGGCAGCAACAGCGAGCCCCTGGGCCTCAAGCTGACCACCGGCGTCGGCACCGAAGACTTTGCTGCTGATGCTCCTACCTTCGCCGAGGTAGTGGCGCTTGAGAGCGACTTGGCAACCGCCAACGCATTGCTGGGCAGTCCTGCCTATCTGATGAACGCTGCCATGCGCGGTAACCTGAAGACCACGAAGAAGGACGCCGGCTCCGGCATCTTCATCATGGAGAACGGTGAAGTCAACGGCTACCGCGGTGTGCTGTCCAACCAGGTGGCAGCTAATGATCTTTGGTTCGGCAACTTCGCCGACCTGATCATCGGTTACTTCTCCGGGCTGGATCTGATGGTGGACCCTTACACCCACAGCACCAGCGGCACCGTGCGCGTTGTGGCAATGCAGGACGTGGACATCGCTGTTCGCCATCCTGAGTCCTTCACCCGCGGCAACAACACCCTCTGATCATGTTGATCGAGGTCCTACGGCAAACCATGCTGGCGGGCCAGGTAGTTCGGATTGGGGAGGTGCTCGAGGCCTCCCCGTCTGACGCCAGGCTGTTGATCGGCATCGGCAAAGCAATCCAGACTGTCAAGGCGGCAGTCGAAACGGTTGAGGCATTCCAGCCTGAGCCTGCACCAAAACCACAACCCCCTAGACGGAGGACTAAGCCATGACCATTCAAAACCTTGGGACCAAAACTGAGGTCCTGAACTTCCTGCCCAATGATGTGGTGACAGCCACTGTCACCGCCAGCACCGCCATCGACCTGGTGGATTATGAAGGCGACATCGCCGTGATCCTTTGCGCCGAAGCAGGCGGCGCCAGCATCACCTACCTCGGCAAGCTGACCGCTTCTGACACATCAGGTGGGACTTACACCGATGTGACCGGCGGCGCGTTCACAATTACCACCGCCAACACCGCATCCGTTCAGAAGATCTCGGTCAACGCTGACGACATCAAGCGGTTCATCAAGGCAGTGGTAACGGTTGCAGGCGGCACTGGCGCCGGCGCTGTGGCAATCGTCGGTCTGGGCTCCAAGAAGTACAGCTGATGGCGTTTACGGAAGACCTAAGCATCTTCCTTGCAGACTTCGGCGTCAGCTGCACAGCTGGCGCCGTTACTGCTTTGGGCATCCTTGACATGCCTGGCCAGGTGATCAGTGATGGCATGGTGCTGACCACTGACTACACACTGACCGCAAAGGCGTCTGACTTCGGCAGCCTGATCCGCAACGATGCGATCACGGTTGATGCTGTGGCCTACACGGTGCGCGAGGCGCTGCTGCTGGATGATGGTCGATTTGTTCAGATCGCTTTGCAGAAGACATGACCACGAAGCGCGAGACCATCCTTGCTGCTGTCCGCACCGCACTGACTGGCACCACGGGTGTTAGCACGCGGATCTATCGCAGCCGGGTGGAACCGATCAGCCGCGGCGAGAGCCCCGCGATCGTGGTCGAGCCGGTCAGCGATTCAGCGGATCAGAACACCTCGCTGCCGACGCTGGACTGGAGCCTGACGGTGCGTGTGGCGATCATCGTGCGCGGTGCCATCCCAGACCAGGTGGCGGATCCGATCATCGAAAGCGCGCACGCGAAGATCATGGCCGACCTCACCCTTGGCGGCTATGCCATCGACGTGCAGCCGATCAACGTGAGCTTTGACCTGCAGGAAGCAGACCAGCCCGCTGGTGTGATCACAATGGATTATCTGGTGCGGTACCGCACCAGCGTGGCAGACTTGACAACGTAAGGAGTTGCTACGATGGAAGACGAATACCAAGGGCAAGGCGGCACTTACCTCCTTGATCCAAAAACCGGCAGACGAAAGCTCATTGAGCGGACAGAGCCGGCCAATCCCTCTGAACCCCAACCCGAGGAACTGAGCGATGGCTCTGACCCGCAAACGACTGATCCAGGTTAAAAAGGAATCCACCTACGGCACCGACAGCACACCTGCTGGCACCGATGCACTGTTGGTGCGCAATCTTGAGATCACTCCGATCGAGGCTGATGTGGTCAGCCGTGATCTGATCCGCAACTACCTTGGCAACAGTCCGCAGCTGCTGGCCAACACCCGGGTCAGCATCACCTTCCAGGTTGAAATGGCAGGCTCCGGCACCGCCGGCACCGCGCCCCGCTATGGCGGCATCCTGCAGGCTTGCGGCCTGTCCGAGACGATCGTGGCCAGCACAAGCGTGACCTACGCGCCGGTCAGCAGTTCTTTCAGCTCTGCCACGATCTACTTCAACAATGACGGCATCCGTCACATCATGACCGGCTGCCGCGGCACGTTCACATTGAACGCCGAGGTGGGTCAGATCCCCACAATCGACTTCACAATGATCGGGGTTTACAACGCGCCGACCGATACGGCACTGCCGACAACGACCTACAGCGCACAGGCCAGCCCGCTGATCTTCAAGCAGGGCAACACCTCCGGCTTCCAGTTCTTCAGCTACGCCGGGTGTTTGCAGTCGGTCAGCTTTGACATTGCCAACGAGACGGTCTACCGCGAACTGGTTGGTTGCACCAAGGAAGTGCAGATTACCAACCGTGCACCTAGTGGCACGGTAATGATCGAGGCAGTTTCGCTAGCGACGAAGGATTTCTTCAGCATCGCTCAAACTGAAACCACTGGCAACCTCACGTATTTGCACGGCACTACCGCCGGCAACCGTGTCACCTTGACCGCTGGTCAGTGCGACATCACCAACCCCACCTATGGGGATCAGGATGGCGTTCAGATGCTGAGCATCCCCTACGTTGCAGTGCCGACCACGGCCGGCAATGATGAAGTCAGCCTAGCCTTCACCTAAACCACTCAGCACCCTGTATGGCGTTTGTTCTTAAGCAGTCCGACACCTACGTCTGGCCGATCACCTTTGACATCCCGGTTGATGGTGGCCGCCATGAACGGCAAACATTGGACGGTGAGTTCAAGCGCCATCCACAGAGCAAGATCGGGCCGATGGTGGCTGAGCTGCAAAAGCTCGAGGACCTTGGTGACCTTGAGCGGATCACTGAGATGGCAGCCGATCTTTTGGTCGGCTGGTCAGGCGTGACCGGTGATGATGGCAAGGAGATCCCCTTCAGCCAGAAGGCACTGCATCAGCTGCTCGAGGTACCCTTCCTTGCGGTAGCGGTGCTCAAGGCTTACATGGACAGCATCAAGGGAGCCAAGAGAAAAAACTGACAGAGGCCGCCGAGCATTGGGCCGGCGGCGGCGTCAAGGATGAGACGCAAGCTGATGCAGCAGTGCTTGGCCTGGTACTGCCAGAGCAAGAGTGCACCAATGACTTTGAGGTGTGGGAGGAGAACTGGCCAGCGATGGTCATGTTCCTGCGCTGCCAGACGCAGTGGCGTACCACGATGAGCGGCGTGCTCGGGCTGGACTATGCGGCTGTGGCATGGCTGTTTA